GCCCGAAGATCTCCTAGACCGCGTACCCGAAGACATGCGAGAAGAGTTTGCCCGTCTGATTAAAACACAGAATAAATTGGCAGAAGCCGTCCGCACCCAAATGGCAGACCGTGGGAAGGTAACCATGGTCAGAGACTTTTCCAATGTCAAAAAGGACAAAAACGGTTTACCAATCTCATTCCAAAAAATGGACCGCAAAAAACTAACTTCCATGCGACCCGATTACTTAAAAGAAGATTATTACAAGATGGGCAACATTCGCGAAGGTGACATCCTCGGACAATTCACCCTTGACGAATACGAAGCGTTGACCGACCAGTTCGGAATGCAACACTTCTCTCAACAGGAAGCCACAGAACTGCTAACTGAAATCCAAGGTGAGAATAACCTTCGCGGTCTCGCCAGCAAACAGCAATCGGGGGCCGATCACACACCAACTATTTCCATGGTCGCTGAATCGCTGGAGACAGTCGGCATGCCCGCCCTGACCGAAGACGAACAGAAGTTAATCCGTAACGCCTCTTCCGTAATCCTTACAACGACGGACGAGCCGCACGTCGACATCGCGGTGGCCGACGAAGATGTCGACGAGAAGGCAGTGGTAGTTGGTATTCCGTACAGCATGAGGGGGGCTGTAAAACGCGAGGGCATTAAGGCAGTCGTGGACGAGATGACCCCAAAGGAAAAAAACATTATCAAAAAGGCTCTGCCCGATTATCCCGTTGAGGATTTGGTGGACCGCATGCACGATCAGTGGAGCATCGGCGTGTCAGACGGGGAAAACTCAGAGGCCTTGTTGGTCCAACTGTCCATGGCCAGGGTATTGGGCTGGGACGACGAGAAAATCCAGAGGGAAGTATTCCATGTCGTCCCTGAGACGATAGAGATACCCGATGGTCGTGGAGGAACCAGGCCAAAGGACATACGCTACGCTGACTTTAAGAAAAAAGCAGCAGCAGTTGTTAAAAAACTCGGACCCATGGATCAAACGCAGTCCCACAGAAGCGTGGAGCGCCGTCGCAATAGTATCCGGAGAGTCGCGACGGGTCGGACTCCGAGCGAGCAAGGCGCTATTCGAGCCCTCGTTTTGGAACATTACTACGGAAAGGCATATCAAGCCGTTCTTGGCGCAGAACAACGAACCGCCGCGAAACGGCTAAAAGCACGGGAAGTAGAGAAAATAACCCTGTATCGGGGAGTTATCTTTGGCGGATCTGAAGCAGATCACCTAGATACATTCGTAGGTCAGCCACCTCAGTCTCTTGGAGCAGACAGGCCGGGCTCGCCATTGTCCTCATGGTCGATTACAGAAGCGACGGCCAGATCCTTTGCCAACTCGCACGTTGGAGCAAACGAACCGGACTACACCGGATTTGTCATGAAATCAGAAGTTTCCGTCGATGATATCGTCGGTCTATCAACCAACGGCTTCGGCTGCATAGCGGAAGGAGAGTGCATTGTCCGCCATGGAGAACAAACAATCCAAGTCCTCGAACGCATCAGGGGATAAGCAGTTCCCTAATCTGGATGCAGACCCCCACAATCAAGACTGGATAAGAAATCGGACAGACGACTCTAACGAAGCGTTGGGGCTAGAGTCATCGCAGTGGGACAACTCCTGATGGGCTTGTCAATTGAAAAGACACAGGCAAAAATCGAAGAATACATCAGCCAATTAGAGGACTTTCAGACGTTGCTCAATGGAACAGAGGCAGCGCGAGACAAAATCCACTTCCCGAACTCGATCGACGAAATCGGCAAAGAGCCTCCGAAGTAGTAGTAGTTGCACCGATTTTCCCAAAAGCCTAGTAATGTATTTACTAATGGGACGGGTGCTTACCTAGACCTATCAGCAATTATCCATTCAACTCTACTCACATGAGGTGAGCACTATGTCAGAAAACTCTTCCCGCTTGGGCGAATTGCAGTCTGCACTTCGCACCAAGATGGATAGTAACAAGGCTATTGCTGACTCCTTCAAGATTGAAGACGAAGTTGTTGTCGTAGATCAGGACCAGAAGTCCGCTTTCGACAAGAACATGGTCGACATCAAGGAGTTGCAGGGTCTTATCAAGGGCATTCAGGACCTTGATGAAATCAACGAGTGGGGCTCAGCCCCTGCTCCCGTCGAAGTTGAGTCGGTCTCTGGTGCTGCTGCCGCTGGTACTGCTTTCGAGCAGTCCTTCGCGCCAACGCAGTACAAGACCCTCGGCCAGGCTTTTTGCGAATCAGAGGAATTCAAGTCTCTCGCAAATGGTCGCAACGGCGCCAACATGCCGAACCCTTGGCAGTATGAGGGTTCACTGACCACAAAGAGCGCCTACGAGTACGCCGTCAAGGATGTCTACAACACCTTGCCGACAGGTACTCCGGGTCAGTTCGGTTCCATCCAGCGTGATCCGATCGTCATTCCGCCACAGCGGACGAAGCGAGTTCGGGAACTCTTCCCGACACGGACCACCAACGCGGCTATCGTCGAGTACTTCCGGATGACCGGATTTACAAACAACGCTGGCCCAGTTGGGGAGCGCTCAAACGACGGCACCGTCTTCGTGGAGAAGCCACAGTCAACGTTCACATTCGTTGGCGAACAGGCTCCTGTACGGACCCTCGCTCACTGGGAGGCTGCTCACCGCAACGTCCTGGCCGACGAGCCGCAGTTGCGGTCGATCATCGACAACGAGTTGATGTACGGCCTGAGGCTGCAGGAAGACGCTCAGATTCTCAACGGTGCTGGCACCGGCGACAACCTGACTGGCGTTCTCCAGACCACAGGTATCCAGACCTACGCATGGTCAGCCGGTGCAACACTTCCGGTTCCGGATACCAAGGCTGACGCCATTCGGCGCGCGGCAACCCTGTCGTTCCTCGCATACTACGAGCCCACGGGCGTCGTGTTGCACCCGAACGACTGGGAAGACATTGAGTTGACCAAGGATTCGAACGGCCAGTACTTGGTCGCCATTTCCGTGGCACTCGGTGGCGAGCCTCGCGTGTGGCGGATCCCGGTTGTTGAGACTCCGGCTATTGCTGAGGGCACCGCTTTGGTGGGCGCTTTCGGTACTGGCGCGCAGTTGTACGACCGCGAGCAGGCCAACATCCGCGTTTCGGAGCAGCATTCAGACTTCTTCGTGCGCAACGCAATCGTGATCCTGGCCGAGCAGCGTCTCGCGCTGGCAGTGAAGCGCCCCGAGGCCTTCACCAAGATCACCTTCGATGCGGCTCCTTCCTAAGCCGTAACCGATAACGGGGGCGACTAGCGCCTCCACTAACTAGAAGCCTCCGGCCCCCGCCACCAGGGTGGGCAAGCCGGAGGCTTTTAGTTGTTCTAAAACAATGCTGAAAGCAGTAGTGTGCGATGCGATATCCAGGACCGGACGATGAGTTGTACTGGCGTGAAGAGGCGTTTGGAGAACATCCCATTCTCAACCCTTGGGGCGATCCCCATCATCCTTCGCAAAAAGAAGAAGCAGAGGAATGCTCGACAAGTTCCTAATACCAGTACTGATAATGGTCTTACATTTGTCTATTGGATCGACGGTATGGGCATTGGGGCGGGCTACACAATGGTTATTCGGATAGACCCCAATAGCGACTAATATGTAGTAGTGTCCAAGAACTCATCCGATAGTGAAATCTGGGAAGAGTGGGAACGACTCGCCACTGGATTCCAGGGCCCACTCGAAGAACTCGAAAATTTGATGGACGATCAACTCTCCGATGACCCGAAAAAGTCGTGGCGTCGCAAACGGCCCAGCCAGAAGGATCGAGATGTCAGATTCCGATCACACGAAGATTAAGCGTTTTTGCTACAACGCGAAGGTAGTTAGAGTTGTTGATGGAGACACTATCGACTTGATGGTTGATTTGGGGTTTTCCATTCATCACAAAGTTCGCGTGCGTCTCCACGGAATCAACACGCCAGAAAGCCGGACCAGGGACCTAGAAGAGAAGGCTCTGGGTCTCAAGGCAAAAGACTATGTAGTGGACTGGCTGGACGGACATCCGACGATCGTGCTCGAAACCAGCAAAGACAAGGCCGGTAAATTTGGACGCATCCTCGCCACCATTTGGTCAGACGGCGAGATGACTGCCTGCCTCAACAAAGATCTCCTCGACAGTGGAAATGCCGTGGAGTACTTCGGCGGGAAACGTTAGGAGCGTGTAGTGAGTGTTTTAGTCCATGAGACATTCGAGGACGGCTGGCAGGATTCCTGGAAGGGGGACATCAAAAATGCCTATGTAAGTGGCGACGCCTTGCGGCTGATGTTCCGGGAGGGCAATCATTACGGCTGTGCTCTATACAAGGAGGTGCCACCATCTCGCCATGTGAAGGTTTCCTACATGGTGCGAGCGTTGAGTAACTGGAACTCCCACAGCACTGGCAAAACGCTCGGGTTCTGCGATTTACGATACAAGGACGAGAGGGGCCGGTCTTACGGACATGGCAACCGGCAACCCAATCCTGACGGATTCTCATTCCGCACATGGTTCGGCAAAACCAAGGACGGCTACATGCCCATCGGCATGTACTTCTACCATCTAGGCCAGGTCCCACGATGGGGTGATTCGGTCAAGGTCGGACAACTCAAGGTAGGCGGCGCTCCCGTTCTCTTTGAATGCGAAGCCGATTTCGACGAAGGCTTCATCCGTGCCCGAGTAGACGGAGGCGACTGGGTTCGACATAACCTAGTTGTAACAGATAAAACTGCTGTTACTTGGGCGTGGTTGGATGCCTACTACGGCGGACCAGCCGTAGCCCCAGAAAACATGGCGTGGGACATCTCCGACTACAAGTTGGAAAACCTGGGTGCCGATCTCGCTGATCCGGGCATCGACTGGGATGCGATCGCCAGAATGATCGCCGAGAAGGAAGAGGCCGCCAAGGAAACTGCAGAATCGGAGGCAGTCGAGCCACTTGATCCCACTCCCGAGGAAGCAAACGCTCTCACGAACCCACAGACTTTAGCCGCAGAACTCAGGAATCTGGCGGGGCAAGTCGAGGACTTCACACAGAAGATGATGCAGAACGGACTCAGGAATCTAGCAGAAAAGATCGAATCTCTTTAGCCTTACCTAATAGGACATGCACCAGTGTTGCAGTCATCAAAGTCGACAGAGTCAGAGCCCATTGCCACCAATGGAACTGAAAGATCGACACTCGCGAGTGACTTCTCATATTCTTTCTCTGTAATTTCTTCGTATGGAGGCAGAGGGAAATTGTGATCGGTGTGTAACAAGAATGACACACTCTTGATCGAATTCTTGTAGTTCTTCTGCAACCATTCCTGGATTTCCGACAGTTCATCCATCTTGTAATACACCGTCACTGAAACAGCGTTATCCGCCCACTCCGCTTGCATGCGCTTGATCCACTCCAGTTGATCTACCGCCGACATCTCGCTGGCCAAAACAGCGTTTTCTGGAGACTCACAGGGGAACTCAACGACCTGACTGGTGCGATCCTTCTGCCCGTCCAAACCCACATCCCACTGAACCTTGTAGCCACGCTGACGACACGCCTCCACCAGCGGATCCGTTGAGCGAAACCTGACCCGGCGAATATAGAACTTGGCGTATGAAGGGTGTATGCCCGGTGTAACCCCTGGCAGTAGAGACAGCGTCCCTGAGGGTTGAACTGTGGTTAGGCGAACCGACTTAGGCAGGTTGTGCTTCTTCGAGTACTCCTCGTCCAAGCCGGACAAAAAGTCATAAATCTGCGACATCCAGTTCAACTGCTTTTCAGACGCCTGTAACACTCCCGTCACAGACTGGCCCAGCCTCGAGTTCTTGGCGACGATCTTGGTCGTCTTCTCGTAGGGGTACTCAAGCCGTGTGACTTGCTTCTGTGCCAGATAAAGCAAGCGGGAGATCTCCCGCATCTGCTTCAATGACTCAATATTCGGGAGAAAAATCGTCGCCAGATTGCAACTCTCCCCATCCCCGAGCGCAATCTCGGCGCAGGGGTTGAACCCCTCAATGCTATTATCAGTTTTCGTCTCTCCGAGCCTTCCAACCCGGCGAGCCAACTTACGATTAACGAGTCCATACGGTTCTCCATTGCCGTTATACCCCTTCCACAACTCCGGCAGGATTTCGTCGTAGGTGTCGGCATAAATACTGTTATTGCTGTGCGACCTCCAGGCGGGAACGGTTCCCGTCGCCCAGTTCTTGGCTCGGAGGAAGAGAACGTCATCGGGGTCACCGATGGCGATCTCAGCAGAGCGTCGTGCCGAGCCGGACACCACAACCCGCCCAATTATGTTACATATATCTAGAACATCAACAGACCGCAACTTCTTGCCTTCTCGACCCTGCATCACTGCGCAAATGTCGGCAATTCCGTCGATCAGAGCACCGGGTCCTGAGGCGGTACCACCAAACGTCTTGAGTTCCGCTCCTGACTCCCGGATCAGGATCGTTGAGTAGGTGAAGGACTTGCCGGTGTCGAAGAATGACTTGAGCGTGGAGTGCAGCAGCCGGCTCCATCCCTGGCGTGAATCCGGCACAATAATGTCGGCGTCGTTGGTGCGCTCGTGGATAATTGTCACCCCCGGCTTCACCTTGGGGAGTTCGTGGATCTTGGCCCGCTCCACGGAAAATCCGACGCCGCCACCCAACATGAGCATGTCGAACACAAACTCGAAGTCTTCCACCGTCTCGATGTTGACGAAGTAGCAATTGTTGAGACTCGCTCCACCCATGTTCTGAACAAGAGGTGTGCCCAACTGCCAGAGCCCACGACCGGCAAACGAACAACGCAGATTGAACATGTGATCGAACAGAAGTTCGGCATCAGCCTGGGTGTACGGCACACCGATTTCGATGGCGCCATTGATTACCCGCTGAAGAGTCTCCGGCCACAGTTCGGTTCGGTCGTCGCCGTTCTTGCGACTGTACGTCCTGAGGAAAACGATTTCCCCCAACCCTCCAAAGCCCCAAGGTGGTGTCTGTGTCTTGTACGTTTCAATGAAATCATCTGTGATTAGGGGCATTGACCTGCAATCTTCAACTCGGTAGGGCGGGCGGCTAAGAAACCGGACGGGCGACCTCTACCGATTGTAGACCACAGGAGAATACAGAAAGCGTCAAACCAAGCCGAGTTTTTTGGCTTCCTCGTAGGGGATCGACGACCCGGCCCGATGCTTAAGAATCTTGGTGGTACGACCCGGGGTGATCTGTTTTTCTTCCCAAATCTCGTTCTCCACATACACCATCTGGACTTGCTTCATCGAGTCTGGACTGTCATGCCAGCCGACAAGAGAGTCGGGAGATTCCAAATCACCGGCACAGTCGCCGGTCGGATGGCCGCAGACCGGACATTGCTCACGGTCGGCATGGAGAATGTAGCCTTCGGTAAGGCCGCCATGCATTAAAGAAGTGCGTGCCTGAAACCCGCCGTCAGGTGTTGGGGTAATGTTCACCTAACGATTGTAGTTCAATTTCCCCTACTGTCGAAGAAGGTGAAGATCAGGATGATTGTCGCAAGGACTATGGAACCACCGATTATCCAAAGGACGGCATGCTCGTATTCTGACATGGGTTATACCTTGCTTACTTCTTTGCCTTCTTGTCTTTTAGTTGTTTTTCCATTCGCAGATATTCGGCCTGCCTGGCCTTTTTCCATTCCCCAAGAGTAAGGGTATCGTGTCGTATCGCGTTGATGTTTGCCATCGTTAGGAAAAGGACTGTCCGCAGCCGCAGGAGCGCTGGGCGTTCGGATTGTCGATGGAGAATCCAGCGTCAGTCAAGCCGTCTTTGTAGAGAAGAGTGGCTCCCTCCAACAGCATGGCACTGGACGGATCAAGAACCACTCGTACTTCACCGAAGGCATGCTCGATGTCGTCATCGGCCCTATCGGTATCGAAATACATTTCGTAACTAAACCCCGAGCAGCCACCAGGCCGTACCGCAACCCGCAGTGCAAGGTTCGGCTCGTTTTCCCTAACGATCAACTCATGGACCTTGCTGTTGGCTTCATCGGTAAGAGTAATCATGGGTTACACCTCTCCACCAGTATACGGCTCCCTTAGCGCTGCCTTCTCTTCTTCTGTCTTGGCCTGGTATTCGTCTTCTGTCAGATTATGCCAACCGATACACATCCCAGTTGGCGATCGACCACAGATACAGCCGGGCATTAGGACTCCATTTCCTCTATGTAATCAGCGGCTCCTGAGTTCTCCTGCTGCAACTTCACGAGTTCTCGTGCCATCTCCGTAGCATCCATCCCCTCGGTCCTCTTCTTAGACATCCATGATGGGTGTCCAGTTCCACCGTTCAGATAGTTCACCCTTGCCGCTGCTTCATCAGGAGTGTCCCATGCCGATTCAGGGAAAAACTGAATATACGGACGGCCGTCATGACTGTACTTAGTCAGGTAATAGCCTGTTTCCCAAGTAGGTTCGTTTAGGCTGGCCTTAACGTAAATGTACATATTATTCTCCACTGTTCCAGGTGGCATCAAGCGCACCAATCATTCCATCCAGCCGTAAGAACTCAACTGCCGCAGAGAGGCGGAAGTGATACTTGCCGGCAGTTCCCTGTGGGTAGCGTTCTTCTAGCAGGATGATCGTCTCGTAAAAGGGCCATCCCTCGTATTGGGCCGTAAATAGGTCATACCCGGGCGGGAGAGGGGAGGATGTCGCTTGTAAGGGGGCCAGGGTAGTAGTTGCAGGCGTTTCGAATTCGGGTGCCGGTTCTGCTGGGGCCTGCGTAGTAGTGGTCGCAGGCGGGACGAGCGTGGTTGTCGTGTCTACAACGGCCTGCGTTGTTGTGGTTGGCGGGATCGCTTCTTGATCGGTTGTCGGACCCGAGGTGGTCACCGCCGGAACTGTTGTAGTCGTAGTACTCGTCGTGGTAGTTGCTGGCAGCGGAGCAGTTGTGCAACCAGCCTCCCAAAAGCGCTCGTTGGGCAAGTGCGTGAAGCGGTACTCCCAATACGGATCAAGGTAGTGACGCGAGGTGCCGTTGTGGTCTATCGCCCATTCCCGAATAATTCCGGCTTCGATCAGCAGTGGTGAGGGTGTACCAGCAATGATGATTCCAGCGTCTGTGATCGTCAGGCTGTTGATGTCTAACCCGTCGGGAATGAGAGCATTGACGCGCTGTTCGATCTCTACCGCGCCCATGCGGGTGTAGCCGGTTGCCGCGTCACAGACGACGGCGGGACTCCGAGTTTCAATCGCATAGTCCGGCGGGTGCGGCTGCGGCAAGATCGGTGCGGCTTGCCAGACACCAGTCATCCCCAACCGGCACTGATGATGCCAGTTCGTGTAACCGGCCAGCCCTGGCCGTTCACTCCACCACGGATCGTCATACCGGAGGATTACACCCGACTGGTAGTCGATGTACCAGACGCGTTCGTCTACCGACCGGGTGTCTTCCGGGTCACAGGGCGCGTACACCATGTCGTGGTCGGCACCAGCAGGACTGGCGGTTAGAACAGCGCCAACAACGACTATGACAACGACTGCCGCTAGCAAAGCCTTACTCACGTCACGCCCCTCTCTGGATTATTCACACAAGTCTAGACAGTTTGTTACGAGATTGCAACGCCCGAAGAGTGGGTCGGCAGACCCGCCGGCTCGCCTTTAAAACGGTCGTCGGACCAGAAGTGGGCCGGCAGGCCTACCTATCTCCCCCCGCGACTTGGTTACGGATGCAAACGCTGCGCCACCGACAGGTAGGAGAGTAAAAGGAGCAAGGGATGGCGCCGAACCTCCAAGCGCGCCGCCACCCCCTACTCGAAACGGCCCCCACCGGGGGGACGCAATGGGGATTTTGTCTTTTCCCGGTGGGGGCAGATCGTCTAAGCAGCCTTGGCCTGACGTGCATCCAGCACGCCGGTCTCGACTGCTCCGGACTTCACCAAGTCCGCCAGAGAAGCGTTGTAGAGATCCCGGAGAATCTCCTTGCCTACAATCCGTAGACACGACTGCTGGCGATGGCCGGGAGTCCACTCGGGACGAGCGACCTTGTAATGCTCCTGCTTGGTGTCGTACACGTTGCGGTACGGGGAGAACTTCCGAGGCTTCCCGGTTGAGGTAATCCCACCGTTCAGACGCTTGCAGTTCTCCGCCATGAGGTAGACAAGACTCTTGGCCCGGGGATTCCCCAAGGCAAGGGCTGTTGCCTGATCGATGCCGACCTCGCGCTTGCGCGTGGGATCACCGTGTCCGGTGTAGGCCCAAAGGTCTGACACGCGACGCACGAATGGATCGTCGGAAACAAGGACCCTCTTGTCCTCCCCCTCATCCTCGTCGCCCTCTTCCCAGTGCGAAGGGAAAGCCACGATCGGGTGACCGATCTCGCCCAGCAAACGAGCAACCGTCCGATCACCAATGCCGGGCGTCTCAAGCCAAGTGCCGACGAAGGGACCAACGATGGCCCTCATCTGCGAGTCGAGCAACTTTCCTGCGAAAGTCTCGGCCTTTACCAGTAGTTCGTATGTGCCTTCCTCGAGAGAATCCATGGGGAGAATGTTCCCATCCTCGTCCACGGGATTACCCCTGTAGTAACTCGCACACATCTTCCGGAAGGCTGCGGTATCACGCTTCGGCGCGTCCTCGCCCATTGTGTCCAACAGAGAGGCATAGCAGCGATTCTCGATCCGGATGCGGGTCTGCTGCATGTCAAAATGCGTCCGGGCTGTGTCCCGAAGTTCGCCGTACTGTTCCTTGATTTCAGCCTGCATTGGCAGGTTAATTAGCCCAATATCCATGGTTTATATACCTCCATGAGTTGGTTGTCGTTGGGATTGAGCCCGGCGGTCAATCATAGGGTGACGCGAAGGCAACGGCCGGGTGAGAAAGGTATTACTCGGGGGGAGCCTCGAGAGTGAAGTCACTCAACAGCGCCAGATGGCTGTCGATTTCCTCGACATCGTCGAGGCAGGCAGCCCCCGAGGTATCGAACACGTTGAGAATGATCTTGGCCTCGTCCACGTTCTGCGACCACTTGGCCTCGTGAGCCTTGGCGTGGAGAAGGTAGGACTCCCAAACCTCGCGGGGGGCAGACCCACGGGTATAGGAGATCTTGACACCCAGGGTCACGGTGAAGGCCTTGTCGTCGAAAGGCTGAGCCAACCAGTCCCGGCTCAGAAGCCCGGGCACAAGGATCGGCCGAGGCTGTCCATCGAGCCCCTGATAGTCTGCGGAGATGCTGGCACCGCTGGCGTCCCGGCGGGCGCTGTCTTCGGCCTCACGACGGGCTTCGGCTTCAACGGAATCACGAATGGCACACCGGATCTCGGCAACCCTTACGGCAAGACCAGAGCCCTCGGACAAGAACGCGATGACTTCTGCCTTGGTAGGCATGGAGGCGGCATGATCGAGGATCGCCTGAACGACCTGCTCTGTCGGCTCACGGTTTCCGCTCAGTTCCAGACGGTCGAAAATGAACTGCCGAATGGACGGGCGGGTAATGGTGGTAGGCACGATGTATCTCCAAGCAGATAGAGGTTATGGGAATGTGCCCTACTTAGTCTACGGAGGCCAAATGAAAAACCTCCTTCTGAGAGGGGGAAATGCGTGACACCCGTCACACCCCGCTTGACCGTCACAAACAAGAGGACTACCCTGCGCCCATGCCTTCCCTAAACGACGCCAGACTCGCCATATTGAACCACATCGTGGAATTCTTCATGGTGTTTACCCCCATCGACGATGCGAACGACGAGGAAATCGATGCGCTTGTCGAGGAAGCCTCGGAGCAGGCAGACCTACTTATGCAGTCCATGGGACTAGAGATCACCGAGTCAACCGCCGATGGAAAGATCCGCGCATGTCTCATCCTGGCCGACGTTGAAACCTTCATCGAGGCAGTCCTTGACCAAAAGTTTGTCGAAAACGTAGAAGTTTAAGATAAACTATTTACCGTGACCGTCACCAACCTGCGCCTGCGGGTGCTCTCCGGCATCCTTCTGTCCTTTATATGGATCGCAGCCAACGTCGCCTTCGGCACCACTGCCGCAGCAGAAAACGCTTCCACATTCTCCGAAGCATTTCGCTTTCGGGCCCATTCCAGTCCGTCACCCATCGAAGTTGCGCCCGAAACCACTCTGCCCCCGCCGGAAAACACAATCCCCATTGCGTCCCCGGTGGAGGCCGTTACTAGTGAAGCCATACCAGTCCCGTCACCCAGTCATCTCTCGCTTCACGACTCCCGACGCTATACACAGGCGATGATCGCCTTCCAAAGAGTGATAGCAACCCCCGAAAAATCTGAATACGCCAACTCCATGACCGGCCAACAGTACCGATATTTTGAACGAAGTCAGGATGTCACCGCCCTCCAAATGGAATTGGGCATGCGATCCGTTGACGGTGTCTACGGGCCGCAGACACGCAAGGCCCACATCGAAGCACTCGGTGGTCCGACTGCCGTCCTCTACCGGAACTACCCGGAGTTCGGGCAGACGCCGACGCCGTGTTCACACGGCTGTGAGCCGGGCGACGGACACTACGAACTCCCCACCTTGGGAGAACTGATCAACGAATACTTCCTCCCAGAAGACAGGGTGCTGGCTCGCATGATTGCCTTTTGCGAATCATCCGGTCAGACCCATCACACCGGTTCAGAAGTAGTGTCGGTCGCCCTCGCTGTTGGCTGGTTCCAGCATCTAGCGAAGTATTGGCAGGAACGCTCCACAAGAGCAGGCTTCGAACATTACGACCCGTTTAACGGGCGAGCCAACGTCGGAGTCGCAGCGTGGCTGTTCTACAGCAGTGGAGTACATCATTGGAATCCCAGTAAAGCCTGCTGGGGAAAGACCTAAGGCCTGTAGTCAAATAGAACTCTCCCGGGTGCTACTGTGGCTACATGATTCCAGTCACAGGCAAGAACGTTGACCTCTCACTGCTCCACCCGCGCTTCGTTAAACGACTAGAGGCTTTCTTCGCTGACCCTCAGATCATTGGCAGAGTGAAGATCAGCAGCGCGTGTCGCACCTACGCCAAGCAGGCGTACTTCTACAAGAAGTACAAGAACGGAACCGGCAACCTCGCTGCCAACCCAGACCGCCGCTTCGGTGCCGGTGGCTGGTGGAGAGGAAGTTGGCACATGACCCAGGACGACGGATTTTGCTATGCGGTCGATATGCACATGGTCAGCAACAAGATTGCGAAATGGGAAGTCAACAACATCGCCGAACGCTACGGCGTCGTCCCCACCATCAAAGCCCGCGAGTGGTGGCATCACCAACCCCGGGATGCCGAAGGCTGGTTCGATGCTCCGGCAGTCAAAGAATCCAAGGACGACAAGGTCGAAATAAAACCCGACTTTTTGGGCATCCTCGCCTACATCGCTGACTGCGCGGCACAGGTGGCAGCCGAACCGCTGTCGAGAAAGCGCAAGTCACGCGGCCCCATCGTCAGCACTCTCCAAGAGCGCATCATCGCGCTTGGCTTCTTTGGGACAATGAAGAACACCGGCGTGTTCTCATGGCGTTGCCACTGGGCAATCAAGAAGTTCCAGAGGATGGAAGGACTAGCCAGGGACGGCTGCGTTGGTCCTGAGACTTGGGAGCATTTGTGGAATCCGGAGTTCGTGTAGACGAGTGCCCGTTCTGTGAGATCGCAGGACTGGAGAGCGGATGGGAACCCAAGGGTGCCGGGGTCACTATCGGTCGATCATCAGCGGCATTCCCTGACAACTTCCCGGTCACACCCGGTCACATGCTGGTTGTCCCACGGCGCCATGTCTTCACTGTGCTCCAATTGGACAGAGACGAACAATCCGACCTGTGGTCAATGGTCAATCTGGTCGCAGACCACCTTCGAAGTGCGGGGGTTACCGACATGAACATCGGAACGAACGTTGGGGCTTTCAGCGGTCAAACCGTTGAGCACGCCCATGTTCACGTCATTCCACGAAGAGAGGGAGATACGAGGGACCCCCGTGGGGGCGTTCGATGGGTAATCCCCGAGAAGGCTCGCTATCAGGCGATGCCCAACTTTCCGGCATGAAGAAACACAAGCAACAGCGCAAAGTTAATCAGGCTCAGAAGCGAGCCGAGTACCAGAGGAAAAAAGGCAGGCGGGCGTTGAAGAAGATCGCCAAGGAGCGAGAAGCGCAGCCGACCAAACGGACTTCCTATCCGACCATGAAGTTCTAACCAAGACAGGAAGGGGATTCAAACTCCTGGATGTTGATTCCGTTCGCCACCAGCCCCCCGCAAATCTCCACCTGCTCCTCCTCATCTAGTTGCTCGCAGTCCTCAGTAAGAGATCCAGAGATCACCGAAAGGATCGGCGCGTCGTGCAACACATGCTCCGTTCCCTTAGAATAAGCCGACTGGTCACCCCAGACGACATGTTTCCCCAAGAGGGTGTCGTATGGGGTGCTCATCAGCATCACCTCGGAAACGCCGTTTCGGTTAATCGAAATATGAGATGAAGTAATACACTCAGATACCTTCGCGTCTTTCGCTATGAACGCTTCCGTCAAAGCACGACCCTTTAGTTCCCATGGTTCTTTCGACATGAACCCCTCGGCAACAAAAGTGATTGAATCACACCAATAAATAGAACGCATCACACTGCAAGCAAAATTGACCTTGGGGAGACGTTCCTCTACTGACACCTGCATGTCGGCATGAGAAAACGCCATGATCACCGACAGGACACTTTCCCGCCATCCGAAGAACATGAAGGGGAGATCCTCACCAATACCGAACTCCTCAACGGCGTTCTGTTTGGCCAATTGAGTACTTGTGATAGCCAGCGCGAGTTTCGCATAAATGTCTGTGTAGATGTCCACGCGCTTGAGATTACTTCAAGTAACCCTCAGCGGCGGGAAGCCCGACTAACATAGAGTCATGGCACAAAAGAAACCAGCCGCCAAAAAGAGCGGCACGAAAAAGCCTACTGAGAAGCGGGCTCGGAACAAGGACGGAACGTACAAGGGTGACGACAAGTCAACCCCGGACGTGAACGAAGCCTACGAACAGCCGAAGGCGGGAACCAAGGCGACAACCAAGCCTCGCAACCCCGCGGCTAAACAACGAGAGGCAACCGCCCCCAAGAAGGCCCCAGCAAAGAAAAAGCCGGTGGCCAAAAAGAAGGAGCCCACCTACGCTCCAAAAGTGAAAGCCACTTCTCCAACTCGTCCAAAAGCAAAAACACCACCCCCAACCCCGGTGGCAGACATGCTCACAAAGGACATCAAGCCGGCAGAAACCATGCCGCCCACACTCAGCCGCTACACGCCACCAATCAAGAAGAAATCACGGCCGGCTCGAATTTGGAGTTGGCTCGTCGGAGAGTAAGAAGGGCCACATGCCAAAACCTCCCAAACGAATCATCGCTGAAGCCGCAAAACTCCTCGGCATCGACCCGGACAACCTCAGCGAAGAAGAAGCCCGCAAAGCCCTACAACGCTCAACCATGGGCACCGAAAACGGGCGCATACGCCGAGCAACCGACCAAGTCAAAAAGCAAGACTGAAACAGATATATACTAGACACACACAGCAACACCCTGGATTAAATAAACCAAGCACACCAGCCGACCCAGGAAAATCCGTCATGGCCACTACCGCCTCACTCCTCCAAACCTACCTCGTCGACCTCACACACGCCTCCCAAGAAAAAGGCGACGAACACACCACCCAAACCACCACCGTCATCTCCTCCTGCATCGAAATCCTCCTCCAAGCCGACGACTACGTCGAATACGGATTCCCAATCGACGGCGACGAAATCGCCAAAATGGCCCACCGGCACTCTTCAAAACAACTTCAACGATCACTACGCAAGTACACCCTCATCTGGACAGGCATAACACTAGCCCTCGCCATATGGATGCTAACCATAGGACTCTCACTATGACCACCACCATCAGCGCCGCCATCACCACACGCGCCATCAAAGGCAAAGAAACATACGAAGCACAATACGACGGAATACGCACAGTCAACCTATACAAAATAGAAATACTAAACGGCCTACAAGAAATACGCACCCACCTCACCGCAGACAAAGTCAAAACACTCACAGGATGGGCAGGACTAGCCGAAAAAATGGAAGAACTCATCGACCACCACACAAGCCCACTACTCAAAGAACTCAAAACAACATGACCATCATCCCCCTCAAAAACCTCTTCTTCGGAGCCATCTTCGCCATCAGCGCCAGCATCACCGCCGGAGGCCTCATCGGAGACTGGTGGGCCATCGCCCTCCTACTCCCAGCCGGCGCCATCCTCGGATGGAAAATAGGAGAACGAGTTTAAACAAACCAAAACAAGGGGAATAAAAAATGTCGTTCACTCCCCCCCACGCAGCGCGAGTCGGCGCGAAAGGCAGCCCCGCCATGGCGCAAATAACACCCCTATCGCAATCCCATTCGCAATGCCATTTAGAAATGCCACCACTTAGCCATTCGACTGTGTAGGATACGCAACCGCATGCACCACTTGCCCCTTGCTGTGCTGTTTCCTATCCCTTGCGCTCAGTGCTCATGAGAGCCGCACACAGCGCCCCTGGAGCCACGCTGGAAGTATCACAGTCCTCTTCTGACTCCACAACTTTCCCCCCTTCAAAACGCCTCGTTCGTAAAGGCCTCATGACATCGCTGATGGCATCTCATATTTCTATCCCTCATTTGCCACCCTCGAAAGCCGTCTCGAAAGTCGCACGTTGGTTGTCTAAGCGGTGGTCCAATCTGTTGCTTGCTGTGTGTGTCGCAGGCTTCGCTGGGGTAGCCGCTTTCGCTTTGTCGTTGACTGATAACTACACATGTGTCGGAGGTGAACATGTCGCTCGTGCGTATGAGAGTCCTTGGACTATCGCATCGCAAAGATGTAGTGGTGATGTGACTCACGCCATGAGGGACATCGTCACCATCAATGGTGCAGCCCCCTATGAGGTAGGCATGGTGGTGGTCGTCCCCGGATCAGGTGGTTGATCGATCGCTTGAGGCCCACGGGTAATAAGGTGATACTCCCTACCTACCTGTACCCCTACCCCCTACCACTTACCTAGGGGGCACACTGACTCAGGTAGCCTCACCTTGATAGGCATGATGCACTTGCATACCTTGCACTGCTTAGCCCATGCCCTGAACTCATCACACTCTAGGCAGATGGCGTACCTCTCAGCCGCCCTCATATCTGACCACCCTGATCCACTGCTTGATCGCAGGCCCTAGTACAGGATCACCCTCAGCATTGACAACGTACTGCTTGATCGCCTTCACCAACTCTGTGGTCAACTCGTACTTCTCTTCGTACTCTGCTTCTAGTTCAGCGATCTCTCCTTGTAGGAGCATGATCGCTTCAGCAGCATCCTTGGCGCACTCCCCTATCTTGGGGGCACCCTGTTCTTTGCTTGTTACTGCGAGGGCGTATAGACGTTCGAGGATGTCGACAACGTTGCCTTCGTCATAGCCCATATGTTGTCTCCATCTAGAGGCGTGAGGTGCGATGGTGATATTAGCCGAGTTCCTTCGCTGTCATAGGAAGAGGGCTCTCCTAACTCCCATGCCCTATCCATGCCTATAGATCCCAATATCTCTACCTCTCTGAACTCAGGGGGTACAGCGTAGGCAACGAACAGCACTAGCCCCTTGCCTACCTGATGCTTGCGTACAGCGGCACTCTTCGATGTCCTCACCCTGCGTACCTCTATGTTGGTACCCACATCAGGTGTCTCTCGTCGTGCCTTGTGCTCACTGGCAGGCCACACATGCCCTGACCAGTAGCGGTTGGTGGCCCTAGCCACAGCCAGTTCACATATGGCTGCTGCTACCTGTGCTGTGCGGTCATCCTCCATGCGCTCAGCCCTGTACCAGGGGGCGTTGGCCTTACCCCAGTTGGCTGTGTAGCGGCGTGCCCCCACCAGGGTGGCATGCTCGTATTCCCATGGTTCAAGGATGACCCTCAGCACCGTGTTGTCCCCTTGCTTAGCCGTGTAGGCGCATGTCACATTTCGTACAGAACTCAGCCCAAGGGTAACTCTTGCGAAACTGTAGGGGGTGAGTGCAGTCAAGTATCTCGGTTACCTTGGTATTCATAGTCGACCTGATGAGTGCAGAGAGGGATACCCCCTCTACCTCGGCGGCACGCTTCCACCGTTCCCTGTCATGCTCAGTGGCCCGTATGAGGATCTGCTTGTCAGCAGGCCCATCGTCATCGCTCACCTTGGTGGAGACGGTGAGGTCCATGCCCTCAGCCATCTCGTGCATGGCAGCCTCAATGTTGTCTTGTCCTGGGGCGAATGTCGATTCGCTACCCTCCACGGGTGGTGCGGGGGGTGCTAGGACAGACATGACAGGGTCGTCCTCATAGGCAGGATCTCCGACCTCTGGCTCAGGCGCGTTCCAGTTGGTGGCATCCGGATGGATCCCGTGCCTAGGGGGCGTGGTAGGCAGGGGGGGTAGGGGTACTGACATGCTGACTGTCACCGTGTCGTCGCCTGTCGTGGTAGGGCTGCCACCCTCAATGTCAGCCATCAGTGTCCTCCACTATCTCGGCCTCCACTATCTCGGCCTCCACTACCCTGCCCTCTAATAGATCCTCAGTGCCCTTCACTCCGAGAGCCCCCTCTATCTCGTCTGGTGACACAACCCCCGACTTAACCATGAGGCTCAACAGTTCTTTGGCTTCATCTTCCGCTGAGAAAGAGGTACGCGTGAAAGAGTCCGCATTCGTCCCTGCTACAGAAGCCCGAATCTGATTCGGCTGTGAGAGCGCCACATCCATCTGAACGCTCACATTCCTCTGTTCCATACCCAGCAACTTACTACGTCGATCCATAATCGAGAGCACCTGTTGAAGGGCCTTCAAATCCGGCTCCACAGCGACATCTGTACCATCGTCCAATGTGACTAGTCGATGTTGAGTCATAGGCCATATCGCGGCCTGTAGAGAATC